TTGAATTGCTTTCATATATTTACAAAATTAGAATAAATCGTTCCAAGTGCTACCATTGTAGCATTGTAATTTGTTAGTTGTGGAATCGTACAATACCAATCCTGCGGCAGGTGATGCGATGGCGTTCTTTTGGGTTGTTGTCATTCGTGGTGGTAAAAAACCACGAGTTGTAGAATTGATTTGAACTACTGCACTCGCATTGTAAACATCACTACCAAAAACAACGGGAGTTCCATTTTCAGTAGTTGTAGAACCTGTTATTGCAGAACCGAAATTATTAACCCTTGACCCAATAACCAATGGATAGTTTTGTGCCTTTGATGTTCCATCACTCCAACCATCAATATAAGTATTTCCTGAACCCAAATTTAAGAATCTCAACCCTCCATTATTATTTGGCAAGGCGGCACTATTCATACACAATTGACTGCTAGAATAAAGCCCTACCGATAAGTCGTCATAAACTCTAAATGCCGTACTCCCAGCACTATTCTGCACCAAAAGCGATGTAGTCCCGGATGTTGTGCCGCTGCCTTTGACTTGTAGCATTGCAGTTGGCGTTGCGCCATAAGTACCTCCAATTAAAAGGCCCGTTGAATCGGCAAAATTATAACTTGATGCCCTAAACTGCAATTGTGTCAACGCACTACCCGTATCAGTAGCGGCAAGAATTGTTGCGGCTGAATTATTACCAAAAATAATAGAACCATTTGCGTTTGCTGTTGTTGTTTTTACGTGTAAAGGTCCCGCAACGGGTGTATTCGTACCAACCCCCAACCTATTATTGGTGTTATCCCAATTCAAGCCAGTTGCGCCACCAATCTGCAATGCAGTTGTTGACAAAGAAAGCATTGTATCAGTTCCTGCACCATCGCTGATTGCTTTTAGCGTTCCTGAAATTGCAGCGTTATCGCCAAATTTCAATAGTCCTGTGTATGTTGCCCCTGGCGTTAAGCCACTTAATGAAGTTCCCATTTTATGTCCAAGTGTCTGTTATATTGTTCCAAAAAGTTACTGTTAAAAGTTGCCATTGTGTTGTAGAAAATCCAGGATCAAAGTTAAAAACAGCAGTTACCGGCAAGGTAAAGGCAGGTAGTGCAGATGCTAAGAGACGCAAATCATTTTGTGCTCGTAGTGCCGGTCAAATGGCAGATTTTCCAAAGGCGGCCTCAGATCCCAATTCAAGATTGAGACAGGCCCGTAAAAGATGGAAGTGTTAATATGTTCAATTGTAATTTTGTAGCTAAGAAGCTAGAGCAAAACAACTCAAAACCCACTAAACCTAGTGGGAAAATCAAGGTTAAAAAGAACAAATGAAAAAGACCGTAAAGAAAAATCCACCGAAACTTTCATTATACGCATTTGGCGAAGGCAAGAAAATAAATGCTGGAGGCAATGTATCAGTCGTACGCAAGAAAACAACTGTTAGTGGTAACGCTAATATTGGTCCTGGTTACAGGAGTGCAGACATTAGTGCAGAACGTAGACTAAATAAAAATCTTACTGTCGGTGCGAGTGTAGGAACAGGAAGAGCCTATGGTGTAAATGCAAAATTGAATATTCCAATCAAATCAAAACCAAAGAAAAGAAAATAAAACTATAACTATGATGTACGGAAAAAAAGCTACTGCAAAGATGATGTCTAAGCCTAGCCCTCCAAAAAAGAAACCTGCTCCTGCTAAAACTACAATGAAGATGGAAATCACAAGACTTCCCGATACAGTAGTTAAAAAACAAATAAGCAAGGCAGAAGCTGCCAAACGGGTGATTGCAAAAATGAAAAAGTAATGAAAAAACCTATAATTTCATCAAAGAAAAAAGTAGCTAAGGCTAGAATAGCCGAGGTTAAGAAAATCCCGTCAAGGGGGTTAGCGCCTACTGACAAATCAGTAGCAAGAAAGAATGCCGCTAGTGAAGCAAGTAAAATAAAGCCAAAAGGTATATCAGCAGACACCGGGGGATTTCCAGATCGTCACTACGGATCACTACCAAGGACTATGTCTGGCGAAGGAATGGGCGATTATGTGGAACACATGAAAATGCATGGTGATGCAGTTAAGAAAGGCGTTGATAAAATCAACATGAAAAAAAGAATGTCTCCTATCGAAAGAGATATTAAAAAGCAAGCCATAATGAAAGCATATCAGTCTGGTTCTGCTAAATCAACCAAACCTGCTTCAGCTAAACCAATGACTAAAGCAAAGAGCAAGTCTATGCCTGTTAAGAAAACAATGGCTAAATCAACAAAGTAATGGCTATCAAGAAAGCACAACCAAAACCAGTAAAGAATACGGAATCAAGTATGTTCGACTATCAAAATATTTATAGCGGAGATCCTAAGAAACACCCAGGGATTGCAAAAGCAAAGGCGGATAAAGTAAAAGCAGCCGCTGCAATTGCCGTTTACAAAAAGAAATCAGATGCGGCAAAAGTAAAAGCGATTACCGTAGCAAAAGTTAAGAAAAAGAAATAATGATTCTCCAGAACGATACAACCGCTAATACCCTCGCTGTAATCTCTGGGTCATCAGCAGTTATTTCCTTTGTGACTGCTTGGCAACCTATCGTAGCATTTTGTGTGGCAATCATAGGTTGTATCTCTGGTGTTATGGCGATTATTTATTACTATAAAAAAATAAACGAATGAGTGCTCCTAAAACAAACCCCCTTCCGATTTCCTTTGATGATTTCAAAAAGAATCCAGTGGCCGGTGTGGCCTTTTGTATGTTGTTGGCTGTTAGCTATTTGTATTATGACGTTAAGACAGGCTACGGTGATCAGATTGAAAAAAGCAACCAGAAGATTGACGCTCTTGAGTTGAAAGTTGACAAGATGGGTTACGCTTTGAAGAAGAGTGATTCTGCCTTATCTGCTGCCATTACGGAACTTCGTATAATCAATACAGTAAAGAAACTATGAGGACTCTAATCATCATCTTTTGTTTTTTTATTCTTGCTGTTGAATTAGCATTCCCTGTTGGGGCTGTTACGAATGCTCCAGTGGACGATATTGAGTTGATGCTTGCCAAGATACAGAAAAACTTGGCGATGGCCTCAGAAGTTACCCAAATGGCTCAGAAGACTAGTGCCAAACTAGTAGATGCTAAGGTAGAAGAGAAAGCCGAGTTAAAAGAAGCAGTTGAAGTAGCTGAGACCCAAGTCAAAGCAATGGAGCAAGTAAACGAGATGTACGCTGCCAAGATGATTGCCAATGGTATTGACACCACAGTTGTAGAAGTACCGGTAACAGGCCCAGCATATGACGCTTATCTCAACTATGTTGAAGAAGGCGGTAAAGAAGAGTTCGACTATTTCAGAATGTATCTATGGCAACAAAAGTAAAATCAACCAAAGAGACCGCCAAGTGGAAGCCCAAGGCATCCATCAAAAGGCCGGGTGTTGTGGCTAAAAAGAAAACGTCTTCTTTGAAGACCAGTAAGAACTACGTTAAAAAATACAGAGGACAAGGATGAAACCAGGACTATATGCAAACATCAACGCTAAGAAAAAGCGTATTGCAGCAGGAAGCGGAGAAGTAATGAGAAAGCCTGGAACCAAAGGTGCTCCAACGGCAAAAGCATTTAAACAATCTGCTAAGACAGCCAAGAAGAAATGATGGAAGGTTTCCTATTCGGGTTAATATTTGTTACCTTTACGATAGGAATTTCCTACCTCATTGGAGAAATAATCGAAAGAAAAGATGCCAAGAAATAAAATAGTTGGAAAAAGCAATAAGCCCGGAAGCAATAAAGCAACTGGTCGAAACTACGCTTCACAAAAAGAATTCAACAAGCGACCTGAACAGGTTGCAAAACGTGTTGAACTTAATGGTGAAGCACGCAAAAGAAAAATTTATGGCAAGCGTCATTCTAGTGGTGTTGACTTAAGTCACACAAAGTCAGGCAGTATGGTGCTTGAAAAGCGTTCTACTAACCGTGCTCGTAACGGCAAAAACGGAAAGACAACCAAAAAATAATTTGCTTTCGATTTGGGCTCAGATTATATTTGTAGCCCCATGAAAGATTTAATTAAAAAAGCACACGGAACAGCCAAAGAAAAAGGCTCTGGGCCTGGAGCCACTCCTCCACTTGTAATCAGTCTCTCTCCCTTTGCACGGATAGAACGATAATCAAAATTGGGTTTCCAAGTGCTGAGACCGAAATAAGACTTC